AAAGATCATGCTACTTGGAAATCATGAAGATAGGATAGACAGGACAGTAGATGACATACCAGAACTTGAAGGCACAATTAGCACAGACGACTTTAAATTTGAAAAATTTGGTTGGGAAGTACACGAATACCAAAGACCTGTTAATGTTGATGGTGTATATTATTGCCACAATTATCCTACTGGTATCATGGGGAAGCCTATTAGCGGTGACAATGTTGCTCGTTCTTTACTCTTAAAAAATAAAGTATCTTCTACTGTAGGGCATATACACACATTTGATTATGCTATGTGTGCGTTACCTTCTGGTAGAAAACTTATGGGATTATCTGCAGGATGTTACTTGCATCATAAAGAAAATTATGCTAAAGCTACACAGCAAATGTGGTGGAGTGGACTTGTAGTTAAACGTAATGTATCTAAAGGTGAGTATGATTTAGAGATGATAGAGTATAATACAATTAGGAGAAAGTATGGCAAAAGATAATGTCAATGCACCATCACATTACTTACATGGTAAAAAAGAAACTATTGATGTAATTAATGATGTCATGACAGCTAGTGAGTTTCATGGATATCTAAAAGGTAATATACTAAAATATGTTGCTAGATATAGATTTAAGAATGAACCACTAGAAGATTTAAAAAAAGCACAATGGTACTTAAACAGACTAATACAGGAGGTTAGTAATGGGTCAAGTTAAACAAGCAATAATAGAAGTAGAAGATTTTGTTGCAGGGTGTTTGAAAAAAGGTAGAACCTTAAATCAAACTATTAGAGATGCAAGAGAATCTGAGTCTGCTAAATCTAATCCTTATCTTGATGATGAGGAATTAATAGAAGATAAATACTATCAATTTAAAGGAGCACAATAATGTCAGCTAAAAAATTATTATTAGATGCTTTACTAAAAAAATATAATGCACAAATATCTGATGCTACTTCAAAGATATTTATTTATTTGCACAGCCCAGTAGCAATAGGAGAACATCCACAATTTACAGAGGAGTTAGATAAACTAGTTAATATAGTATCTACTGCTGAAGAAAATATAAAAACAATAAATAAACATTTTGGAGAATCAAATGCCTGATGAGAAAGAAAAAGCACAACCACAAAAACCACAACCAAGAGTGTATACTATAAACTCAGAACAGTTGATGGATATCATGAGATACCTAATGACTAGACCATATGGCGAAGTAGTTAAACTTATGAATACTCTATCAACTCTAAATCCTCAAGGATTTAACGGAGGTGATGATGCCAGAAAAAAATAATATAGATAAGTTTACAGGTATACTATTTGAATTAAAGATTGGATTAAATAGAGACAATGCTATTGTTATTGATTACGGTGGTAAACCTGTTGGTAAAATTAGAGAAGCATTAAAAGGCTATCCGTATCATGGCAATCTTTGTGCGGCTGTAATAAACCATGCTAACTCTGTTGGTAGAAAACTTCAAGACGATATAAAACAGTTAATACAAAAGGTATAATATGAAAAAAGATGTAAAAGAAGTAATACAAGGTGAAGAACCACACTTAAATAATCTATTAACACCAGAAGATTTATCTTCATTTAAAGGTATGGTAGATGAACTTAGAGATACTTGGACTAAAAAACAAATGTTTAGAACAGAAACAGAAGCAAGATTTTCTGTGCTACAAGACAATAGATATCCAACTAAAGCATCTAAGTATTGGCAGTGTGTAAGAGAGCAATCTAGTTATTTAGATAATTTGATGGCTTTATCATTTGATTATAGAAGGAATGATGCTAAGATTAAATGGCTAGAAAAGAAAATAGAAAAAGAACAAGATGAATATAAATTAACTAAACATCAAATAGATTTAGATGAAGCTAAGTTTGGTAAAGCATCAATGGAGAAAGTTGCTAGACATAGAATGAGAGAAATTAAAATGTGGTCTAAATTAAAAAAAGAATTTGATGATGGTTCTTTTGATACTCAAGATGTTAATAGACACCAGCTAGAATCTTATGGATTACAATATCATGAGAAAGCAAAAACATTAAATACAAACTCAAGTGAGGCTGAAATATTTAATGTAATGGGTCAATTACAATCATTACAAAGAATAAAAAAATCTGGTGAATTAGATAGTAGTTACAAAGAAAAAGAACAGATAACGCAGCATGGAAAACCAAAAGATTAATTTTGATTTTGTATTCTTAGGACAATCTGTTTTAAAATATCAAGTTCCTTTAGATATATTTAGTAGTATTAACTATATATACGAAGCTAATTACCATAATCTTGCACCTGCAAATGATCAGCTAGTTGGTAAGATAGAAAAAGAACATTCTTTATTTTATAATGGACAAGATCAATCAAAAATGAAAAATCATAATATACTACCATATAATGTAACAAATTATTTTTTACAAATGTTTAAACATTATTTAAACTTTAATAAAATAGAAGATTATAAACTACATCTTAATTCTATTTGGGTTAATGAAATGAAACAGCATGAATATAATCCTGCACATATACATAGAGGTATGTTGTTTACAGGTCTATCTAGTGTTATGATTTTAAAATTACCATCAACATATGGTAGAGAATATTCAGCAGGACACATAAAACAAAATGGTAGATTACAAATATTAGGTGCAGCTAATGGTCAGTTTGCAAAGATAGATTATCAACCACCAATGAATATTAGAGACTTTTATATTTTTCCGTATGATATGAGACACTGCGTATACCCATTTAATGGCACTGATGAGACTAGACGAACTCTTGCTGCAAACTGTGACGTACAGTTTGATCCAATAAAAAATAGAGGTGCAGTATGATAACAGAACCAAGATGGAGATCTTTTATTGTAGAGACTACACAACCTATATTTACACCAGAACAATGTCAATTAATTATTAATGCAGGAAGAGCAGAGCCAAAACAAGATGCAGAGGTTGGAAATGGTAAAGGTATTAAGGGTGGTGTAATAGATACTAAAACAAGAACTTCACACATAAGTTGGATTCCATTTAAAAAAATGCCAGAGATGTATAAAAATATAGAAAAAATTATGAAAGCTACAAATGGAAATCATTTTGGTTTTGATGGTATGACTATTACAGAACCTGCACAATACACAGAATATCCAGAAGGTGGATTTTATGATTGGCATGTAGACAATGATGTTAATATGCAACATGAGCCGCCTGTTAGAAAAATATCTATGACATTATTGTTATCTCCAGAATCAGAGTTTGAAGGTGGGGATTTAGAACTAATGTCTGAAGGTAAAATTGCAAAACTAAAACAAGGCCAAGCTATATTTTTTGCATCTTTTGTAAGGCATAGAGTAAAGCCAGTTACAAGAGGTAATAGAAAATCTTTAGTTATGTGGTTTGGGGGCACACCATTTAAGTGATTAGAGAACTACATTTTCCAACACCTATTTACATACTAGATATTAAAGATCAATCTTTAAATTTGCAATTAGAAAAAGATGTAATTAATTGGATGAATCAAGATAAAGGTATAGTAAGAACTAATGTAAATGGATGGCACTCAACAACAGATATGCATGAAAAGCCAGAGTTTAAGAGATTAGTAAATGCTTTGTACGAAGCACAGAAAAAAATTTATATTGAAGAACATTTAGAATCAGAACCATTTTTAGGTAATATGTGGGCTAATGTAAATCCACCAAGGGGTATGAATAGAGCACACCAACATCCTAATTCTTTATGGTCTGGGGTATATTATATTAAAGCAACAGAAAATTCTGGTGATTTAAAGATAGATGATCCAAGAAATTGTGCTTCAATGATTAGGCCAAAACAAAAACAAGGTAAGCTACCCACAAGATTATACAGAGAAACTCATTACAAACCTGTAACTGGTAGATGTATTATGTTTCCATCTTGGTTGATGCATTGTGTAGATCCTAATGAATCTAATGATATAAGAATATCTGTATCATTTAACTTTTTACAAAAAGGTATGTTTGTATGACATTCAAAACTAAAAAATATCAAGTAATTAAAAATGCACTTAACTATGAATTAGCTAATTTTATATATAATTATTTTCTCTTAAAAAGAGAAGCTGTAGATTATATGTATAAAAATAATATACATTCTCATGATCCAATATTAGGCACATGGGAAGATAAACAAGTTCCTAATACCTTTTCTTGTTATGGTGATTTTGTTATGGACACACTATTAATGAAAGTATTACCTGTTATGAAACAGCATACAGATTTAAATTTAGTTCCTACATATTCTTATGCTAGAGCATACAAAAAAGGTGATATATTAAAACGACATAAAGATAGACCCTCTTGTGAAATATCTACTACATTAAATTTAGGAGGTGATCCATGGCCTATATTTATAGATCCTACAGGATCAGATAATGTTATAGATGAATATGCAAATATACATAAACCTAATGCCCCAAAAGGTGTATCAATTACACTTGGTGTTGGTGATATGTTAGTATATAGTGGATGTGAATTAGAACATTGGAGAGAACCATTTGTAGGTAATGTTTGCGGTCAAGTATTCTTACATTACAATCATGTAGATGGCCCATTTGCTCAAAAAAATATTTTGGATGGTAGACCTATATTAGGAATACCACCAATAAAAAAAGGCCTCTAGAGTATTTACTCTAGAAGCCTTTATCGTTGCCTGCTGGGGGAGTCTTTATGGCTCCCCTTTTTTTATAATATACTTAAGGTGAATATTTATTTAAATCTTGCATTTGAGATTTTATTGGTTTACGTTTAGGAAATATAAGTTTATCATTTTCAGATTTAGGTTGCATAAAACTTAACACTCTGGTTACATATACATCTTTTAAATACTCACCATAGTCTTCTTTCTCTGCGTATTTACCAAGATGATCAAAATAATTTATTACATCATCACCTTTATCAATAGCATCTCTTACACCTTGATAGTTATCGCCAGTTTTCATCAAATCAAGAAAACCTTTTACACTATCTTCAGGAGTATCAAATGCTCTTACCTTTGCCTTTTTTGTAGGATCTTGTGATAATATAAATGGCTGATTACCTATAGCTTGTAATCCAAAATAGTTATTAGCTCTTCGTGCAGTATCAGCACCTTCAAATTTAAAATTACCAGTTTCAGCTGTAGCTATTGATAATATAAATTCATCAGGTACACTAGCCTCAAAAGAATCTTGGCTATACTGTGATTTTACATCCTGTATTGTTTTTAGGAAATCTTTTGCTTTACCGTATTCGTCCATAGTTATATGTAATAATAATATTAAACTAACAATTCCAAGCCCTAAGTGCTTTATTAATTCTAGAATTTGGATCATTAGCAGTTTTAGCAGAAGTTAATTTTTTCTTCATACCTTTCATTCTCGCACAAAAACTAGCACGCCTTTTGTTGCCTACCTTTTTACTTGGGGCTTTTAGGTTGCCTCCTGTTGCACGATTGTAAGATGCACGACCCTTAGCATTTAATCCTCCGCTAGGATTCTTACCTTCCTTACGTTGCCATGCTGGTGTCTTAGCCATTATTTTTTCCTAACTGTCATTGCTGCTCTTCTAAAGTTTGCAGCAGTAGGTGCACCTTTAGCACCTTTCTTTTTCATTTTACCACCACGCTTTCTTTTAGCATGGATGTTAGCATATAAACCTTTTCTCATTATTTTTTCTTTTTATTTCTTAACATAGCAAAGTCTCTCTTAGTAAGTTTTCCATCTTTGTCCATGTCTAGTTTTTTTCTTTTACCCATTACTTTTTTCTTTTTCATAGGTTTCATTTTTCCGTACATCATTAGCTATATCTCCTATATTTAGCTGTTTTTTTTGCAATCCCTTTCGGTTGTTTCACAAACTGTTTTCCCTTCTTTGTTCCTTGCCGCTTTGCTTTTGTCGTTGCCGCATACTCCGCAGAGGATAGACTCTTGATAGCTTTCTCTGGCAAGTATCTTTCCCCAGTCTCCGAAGACTTCTTCCCAGATTTGGTTCTCCATTTTTGCTTTCCCCATGCTTTTAAACTCCTTTGACTTTTTGCAAGTGCCATTATACTTTTCTCCTTTTTCTTATAGCTTCTTTACCCTTTTTAAATATAGATGCTACCTGCGATTTACCCATGACCTTTGCCCGTTGTTCACCAACAGTTAGAATTTGAATTTTCCTAGCAAATGGTTTAGAAATCTTTTTAACTTTCGCCACTGTTTTTCTCGCATCTTCTGGCGTTGCGAACTTGATTCTAA